GGTTTTTTATGTCGGGAGTCGGGTGTCGGGTTTACTTGCTAGTGCGTGAGTGAAACACACATATAGGAACACAAGTTTCCAATACCAGGTTAGATCAGGTTGCCAGCCTGATCAAGAAAAGAAAGATGAATGGACTGTTGACATTTTGTATCCAATATGATTTAATAGTATTTCATGTATAAATAAATTGGTGTTGAGTATCACCCACAAGAAGCAAAAAAACTACTCACTTACATGAACAAGCCCGTTCATTCGGGCTTTTTTATAGTCGGGTGTCGGGACTTCGTTCCTATGTTCAGAGGCAGTAGCAACACAATCTTTTAGATCCACAATACCAGGGATGCAGATCCACGGCTGCGAACCAGGTAGAAGAGCAGGGTGTTGACATTTTGTAACCAGCAGGTACAATAAGCTTTTACAAATTAGGAGAAGTAAATGGAATATAAATCAGATAAAGAAAGAGCCGAAGAATTTTTGAAAGATTGGTTTCCTAAGGGAAGCACGGCACATACTACAGTTGTTCATGTTGCAAGATCTGGCATGAGCAGACACATAAAAGTTTTTGCCATATCAGGAGAACGAATACAAAACATTAGTTATTATGTCTCTAAATTACTAGATTGGAGACTTACAAAAAACGATGCTGTTTTCGTTGGTGGGTGTGGTATGGACATGGGGTTTCACCTTATATACACATTGTCAAGCGTCCTATACGATGACGGTTATGCTATAAAACAGTCATGGGTATAAATGGATACGCTCTTCTTATTAACAGTTGGCGTGTATGTGGTGGTGTTCCTAATGTCGGGTCGGGCGTAGAGTGTTGCTCGTGACCGACTCAACAGCCACCACAGAAGCCTTACACAATGAGACAAGATCTACCGGGGCAGCTCTGGGTTATGTCGGGTACTGCCACCTCGGGACAGCTCGGGTTTGGAGTTCTACTTTTGAGGGATGTAACACAGAAGCTATAGAGTATATGCAGCGTGCTCCCAGGTACATGATCAGGAAAGGCCTATTCATCTATAAGCTGATACCAGGCGAAGAAAGAAAGTTCATAAAAAGGTTACATAATGTAGACAATCCATGATACAATTACCTTATCTTTTAAACAAAACCATTAGGAGGTTATTATGAAGATAGAAATAAACTTATACGATGAGACTGGCACACAGGTCGTTGGCAAAGCCATAGAGACTGATTGCCAAAGTCTTATCATCAATGGCGTTCATGTCATTCAAGGTGGAGGAGTTCATGCAGAAATGCGACAGCTACAAGAAACATATGTAGATGATATGAGACCACCGTTGGAGGTCAATTAATGAGTGCTACTATTCAAGTGCAGAATCTCAAGTCATTTTTGGAGTGGCTTGAGAGTTGTCCAAGCAAGTTCAGATATATCATTTCAAGTATGCAAGGTGGATTTGTTCATGTGAAATTCTTTATTGATGAAGATACACTTAATTAAATAACAATTAGTCGGAGGATTAAGGGAGTTTTATGCTCCCTTTTTTTATGTCTCGGAGTCCCAATGGATCACAAAAAGAGGTCGGTGACGGCGTCTGAGATGGGGGTGGGACACAAATTGGGGTGCAAGTATATATACACACACAAGGTTAATAACAAACACAAACAAAACATATATTTAACACATTTCATCTTTTTATGTTAATATCGGGTTCTAACTACGAGGTACCTTATGGAAGAAGATATGATGGGTATGCAGGTACAACCTGTTATGCAACCAGAACAACCAATGATGCAAGGGACTCCTGCCCCCCAAGAAATGCCAGGTCAAATGCAACAAGACTTAGATCAAATATCGGGATCTGAGCAAGAAGAGGCTAAACAAGCCCTCACACAAATTATTAAAATTTTACAACAAATGGTATCGCAAGGTGCTTCTGATGAGCAGATAGAGGCTTTTTTGCAACAAGTAGGTATAACTATGGAAGAATTGCAACAAGCTAGGGAGATGTTTGGTATATGAGCCGTATCGCTAGAGCAGCTGAATTAGCTAAAAAAGTGCTTGGTA